CTAGGCGGTGCGTCCGGGTGTGACCAGGCGCATCCGGGGCGTTGCATGGCGGCCGTTGCCCTCCGGTTGCCCTCCGCCAGGGCGACTCAGAGCCGACAGGACGTGCGCGTTCGGCGTCTCCGCGAGGTGGGCGTACCGCATCGTCGTGGTCCATGACTTGTGCCCGAGGAGCTTTCCGACGTCGGCCAGACTCACCCCTGCCTGCAGGAGCCACGACGCGTAGGTGTGACGCAGGTCGTGGATGCGGACGTGCCCGACGGCAGCGCGCTCAACGGCGGGGTTCCAGGTGTTCTTCCGCCAGCCGTCGATGTCGAGCATCTTCCCCGGCTGCGAGAACACGAGCGCCGTGCGTGACGGCGTCGACGGGATGAGGACCCAGTCGGGTAGGGGCACCTCGCGGCGCTCCTTGCCCTTCGGGTACGGCTTCACAGCGTCCATCTTCGAGTCCCACGTCTCGACGATCGCGACGATGCCGCGGCCGTCGTCGACGCGGTGCGCGTGGAGGCCAGCCATTTCGCCCCAGCGGGCGCCGGTGCCGACGAGGAAGTCGGCGATCGCGCGGTCCTCGGGCTCGAGCTGCGCGGCGACGGCGGCGTACTCGTCACGGGTGAGGAAGCGATCGCCACCGGGCGCGGCGCTGGGGAGTCGAACGCCGGCGGCGGGATTGGCCTTGAGGATCTCGGCGTCAACGGCTGCGGTGAGCGAGGCGGAGAACAGAGCGACGATGCGGCGGACGGACGCGCCTGAGAGCGTCAGCTTCGTCGTGCCGGTCGGAGTCTTCGCGGTGCGGCCAGACTCCGTGCGGAGCAGATCGGCGACCCAGGCGTTCACGTCGTGCCGGGTGATGTCGGCCAGGGGGACGCTGTCCCACCGGGGCCTGATATGGACCTTCAGCGGCGAGAGGTCGCGCGCGAGCGTGCCGGCGGCCACGGTGCGCGTGGGCCACCAGGCGGTGCACCAAGAGCCCCACGTCTCGAGCGATGCGGTGGGGTCGCGCCAGCCGATCTTGCGGGACTCGTCCTCGGCGGTCGCGGCGGCGCGCATGGCCTCGGGCTTGCGTCGGAAGGTGCCGACGCTGCGGCGCTTGCCCTGGGGGTCGCGGTAGAGGCCTTGCCAGTTGCCGGACGGTTTCTTCTCGGTCCAGGCCATCAGCCGACCGCCTGCTCGGTGCGGCGAAGTTGTGAGACGCGAGCCTCGAGCAGGTCGGCGGTGACGCTGAGCTCGACGGCCCATCGGCCGGGGTCGGTAGTCCAGCGCATGAGGTCGAGCAGCTCGTCCTCGTCGATGAGGCGGAGCGACGCGACACGGTCGGCGTTGCGTTCCATGCGGAGGTCGAGGAGGGGAACGCCGGTCGCGCACTCGTGGCGCTCGGCGTGGACAAGTTCATGGGCGATGACGGATCGCTCGAGGGCGGCACGCATGCGGGGCTTGATGAGGATGGCGCCGAGCTGGGGGACGTACCGGCCGAAGTCCGCGCGGAGCGGGTAGTCGATGATCGGAACCCCCAGGTCCGCTGCGTGCTGTCGCGGTACGTAATGGCTCACGGTGTGTGTTCGTCCTCCTCGACTTCACGGGCGTCGCTCTTGGCGGCGTTGGGCAGTGACTCAATGTCATCTTGTGCGGAGCCACCGACAGCGGCCCATGCGGGGTGGTCGACGTCGACCGGCTGCTCGAGGACGGCGCCCTCTCCACGGTCGACACGGCGGAGCATCTCCTGGGCGAGCTCGAGCTCGGTGTAGTCGGCGATGGCCAGGGCGCGCGGCACCTCGACCTCACCCTCGACTTCGGCCTGCTCGAGGTAGCCCGCGGCGACGAGCGCGTGGAGCGGGCTCACCTCGTAGGCGCGCGCGACACCGATGACCTGCTCCGCTTTCGGACGGCTGTCCCCGGACACCCACCTACTGACGGTCGCGGTCGATACGCCGGCGACGCGAGCGATCTCGGACTGGTTCGACGTGGGGGCGTTGGGTCCCGCGACTGCGGTGAGGAAGTCGGCCCAGGTCTTTGCGTTCACGGGTGACGACGCTACTCAGAATGATGCACGCGCGCAACATATTTCCGCCCGCGCAGACCCGGAAAACCAGGCCTACACCTCGACACGCCGGGTTTCACCCGCGTAAACCTGTTGCGTGCACGCAAACGGGGGGTAGTGTTCCTCGCATGAAGAACCTCTCCACCAACGCAACACAGGCCCCGGCGGGCCAGCTGGTGCTGAACGTCGACAAGCTCAACGAGCTGCGCCGGGCTCACGAGCTGACGTCGGACTCGGACCTCGCCCGCACTCTCGGCGTCGACCGCACGACCCTCTACCGCGTCACCTCCGGCGGGTTCCCGTCCAACGCGTTCATGGCTCGCGTGAAGCTCGCCTTCCCCTCGGTCCCCCTCGACGACCTGTTCACCGTCGACCGCCTCGTACCGACGCTGCACCAGGTGGCGTCGTGAGCGCCCGTCTCACGGTCAAGGAGGCGGCCGCGCTTGCGCGGAAGCACCCCGACACCGTGCTGAAGGCGTGCCAGGTCGGCGACCTGTTCGCCACCCAGCGCGTCAAGGGTGGCTCGTGGTCGATCCGTGAGGACTCGATCGACCACTGGCTCGACGGCACACCGGACCCGGCCCGCGAGGCCGTGCAGCAGTTCGCCAAGACGGCGTAGCTCTCCCCCACCACACCATCCCGGCCCCCGCGGTTCCGACTCCGCGGCCTGGCCTTCACCCACTAGGGGCATCCCATGCAGCAACGCATCAAGAGCGAAGTGCGCTCAAAAACGGCTGTCGTCACCGAGGATCTGGGCCGTTCGGCCGAGACGATCCAGGGCCGCGGCGGCCAGCGACTGATCCCGGCCGAGTACGCGGACACCTTGCGGTCGACGAACCGTGCGGTCGACGCGATCGTGGCCGAGGTCTACTGGCCGGCGGTGGCCTCGTGAGCCGCCTCGAGCTGGTCGCGCTGGTCTTCGGGCTCGCGGCCATCGTGGCTGGCCTGTTCCGTCTCCTCGTCGGCGTCACCCACGGCGACGGGCTCCTGGCCCTGGTGTGGGTGTTCGGCCTCGCCGCGGTGTGGGCGCTCTGGCGCGACGCCCTCGCGGAGACGCACAGGGGCGACCGATGACCCCCGCCGAGAGGAAGCGCGCCCAGCTCGCGGCCGCGCTCGAACGCTCCAAGATCGCTCACCTCGACTTCGCGTACACGCCTCAGTGCGAGTCCATCCTCAGGCTCTACACGGGCCCGAACGACCGCGAGCAGTGCGTGTTCGCGGCCACGGTCGCGATGGTGTGCCGCACCTGCAGCCTCGCGTCGTACTGCTGCTCGCGTTGCGCCGACGGTTGGCAGCGGAACTCGAAGATCCAGACGTGCGTCCGATGCGGGCACCGCGGCCTCATCGCAGCGTCGTGGTCCTGGGTGCAGATCGACGCGCGCTCGTGATCGTCGTCGGGATCGACCCGTCGCTGTCGTGCACGGGTGTCGTGATCGCTGACAACTGGGGCGGCATCGTCACGAACCGGGCGAAGACCACGAAGCCGTCGACGTCCACGCTGCGGGCCCGGCGGCGCCGTGCACGCCTGGCCCTGTCGCGCATCCTCGCGACGCTGCCCGAGCAGGTGGACCTGTTCGTCATCGAGTCCCCGTCGGCGCGATCGCAGTACGGGAGCCACAACGACCGAGTCGGCCTCTATTGGTTCGTCGTCGACCAGCTGCTCGCCCGGGCCGACGTCGCCGAGGTCGGCCCGAAGACCCGCGCGAAGTACGCCACCGGCAACGGGAACGCCGACAAGGCCGCCGTGAAGACGGCGATGAAATCGGCCTTCCCCCACGTACCCATCCCCGACGACAACGTCGCGGATGCCCTGGCGCTCGTCCTCATGGGCCTGCGCCACCTCGACTCGCCGATCGACGGCGAGATCACGAAGAAGCAGACCGAGGCCATGGACGCCGTGTCCTGGCCGACCGACGAAGGAGCAACAGCATGAGTGTGCAACGCAACAACGGCAAGGTGAAGGACGAGTACAACGGCCTCGACGCGGTCGAGCACGAGCTGCTCGGCTTCACGGACGCGGACCGCATGACCGCGATCGTCACGTTCAAGGTGACGAAGAAGACGCAGGACATGGAGTCCGGCGAGGACTACCCCGTCGTCAAGATGACGCACATCGAGCCGATCCTGTCGCCGGAGGCGCTCGAGCAGGCGAGGGGTCTGCAGCAGTCGGCGTACCAGGTGCGAACGGGCGAGACGGCTCTCGACCTGCCTGACGTCGAGGACGAGGCGGCCCACGCATGAGCGTCCAGTCCCGCATCCGCAGCCTCGAGCTGGCTGTCGCCCTGAGCGGCACCCGGGTCGAGCAGGGTCACAACCCTTCTGCCTCCGACGTCGTCGAGGCGGCCGCGACGTTCAACTCGTTCATCACCAGCAACAACGAGCGCCCGAAGATCACGCGCGATCAGGTCGTCAACGTCTTCGAGTCGTACGGCGACAAGTGGGACGAGGAAACGGTCAGCGACCTCGTGACACTGGCGAACAACGGGGTCTCAGCATGAGCGCCGCGGTGGACGTGCTGAACGACCTCGAGGCGCGTGCCGGGGCGTCGGACCAGGACCGGACCCAGTGGCTGCTCGCTCGGGCGCGGGGTGTCACAGCGACGGAGGTGCGCGATCTGTGGCTCCGCCGTCGCAGCGTCTCCTCGCTGATCGCCGAGAAGCTCACCTTCCTGAACGCGAAGACGCCGGACGAGCTCGAGGCGGCCGCGCAGGCGACGTTCGTCGACTCGAAGTACACGGCCTGGGGTCGCACCCGGGAGCCGGTGCTCGCCGCGGTGGTGCAGAGCATCTACCCGTACCTGGCGCCGGAGTCGCGGGTCTTCCGGTCGATCGAGAACGAGCGCTGGCTCGGCTCCCCGGACGGCACCGGCGTCGACTCGCAGGGGCAGCTCGTCGTGTCCGAGATCAAGACGTCGAAACACGACGTGCGCCTCGGGAGCGACTCCTACGCCCGGGCGGGCTACTTCGTCCAGATGACGTGGATCATGCGCGTCACGGGTGCTCGCCGCTGCTTGTACGTCTCGGAGCAGCACGACTCGGACTGGCAGGACCGCGGGGGCGAGCACTGGGAGCCGACGCCGGTTGGCCTGGTCCCCGTCATGGAGTGGGTCGAGTACAACTCCGAGCTGGCGCGCGACCTCGAGCTGATCGCTTCAGAATTCCTGGCCGCCCTCGACGCGGCGATGGCGGGCGAGGTCGTGCAGTACGACGACGAGCTCGACACCCTCGCCGTCAACTTGCTGCGGTTCCGCGAGGAGGAGTCGTCGGCGAAGAAGGCGAAGGAGCAGACGTGGAAGGAGCTGCAGGTGAAGCTGCGCTCCGAGCACGACGAGCTGTCGCAGGAGTCGCCGCTGGCGCGGATCACGTGGCGCGCTGCTGGCACGGCTGACGTCGCCGGCGATCCGGTGTCGGAGGTCGACGAGGCGTCGCTGCGTGCCGACCACCCCGACATCGCTCGCGAGCTCGACGAGTCCGAGAAGCACGTCCGCGCGGCCGTCGAACGCTCCGAGGCGGCCTGGGCTGCCTGGCACGCGGCCGCCGACAAGTACACGACCACGGCACCGGGCGAGGTCCGCCAGGTGCCGGTGAAGGAGTCCCTGACGGTCACGGCCGTCAAGAACAAGGAGATGAAGGCATGACCGCACTGAAGACCAGGAAGCCGACCGGCCTCCCGTCGTGGCCGATGGTGCTCCTCGCGGGTCGCGAGGGTGCCGGCAAGAGCTGGGCCGCGGCCATGGCGTCCGCGTCCGAGCTCGTCGGCCGCACCCTGTGGATCGGCATCGGCGAGGACGACCCCGACGAGTACGGCGTCATCCCCGGCGCCCGGTTCGAGATCGTCGAGCACGACGGGTCGTACCAGGGCATCCTCGCCGCGGTGCGTGCCGCTGCGGCCGAGCCGATGGACGACCGGCCGACGCTGCTCGTCGTCGACTCCATGACGCGGCTGTGGAACCAGCTCACCGACAACGCGCAGGCCGTCGCGAACCGACGGGCGAAGGGCCGGAAGAACTCGAACGGCGACTACACCGTGTCGGCCGACTTGTGGAACGTGGCCGCGCAGCAGTGGAAGGACGTCATGGACGCCGTCCGCTCGCACCGAGGCCCGGCGATCCTAACCGCGCGCCTCGAGCAGGTCATGGTCATGGAGAACGGCCAGCCGACCAACGAGAAGGTCTGGAAGGTCCAGGGCCACAAGTCGCTGCCGTTCGACGTGGGCGTGCTGATCGAGATGCACGAGCGCGGGCACTTCCTGATGACGAAGGCGAAGTCGGCGCGAATCCAGATCGAGAAGCCGACGCCGGCGCCGGGCTTCACGGTGGAGACGCTGTGGGACCGGCTCGGGATCTCGACGCAGGCGCAGCTCGGCATCCGAACGCACGCCGACGTCGTGGTCGACAAGGAGGCCGCGCCGGATGCCGAGGCCCAAGCCGCGGCGGTGCCCTCGGGGCGCGACTGGCTGGCCGAGGCCGGGCAGGCGACGTCGAAGGACGGCCTGAACGCGCTGTGGGGCCAGATCCCCGTGCACGAGAGGAGCCAGAAGCTGCGCGATCGGATGGGTGAGCTGGCGATCGCGTTCGAGCAGCGTGCGGCTGAGCCGTCGCCGGAGCCGGAGAAGGCGTGGGCGTCGCCCGATGCTGGGCCGGCTTCGGACTGGCCGGTGGCGCCGATCCCGCAGGGCGAGGAGGTGCGTCCGGGCGAGGAGGAGACTCCGCCGCTCGAGGGCATGGAGCCCGAGGCGCCGCTGACGGGTGGTGACGACCGTGGCTGAGCTCGACCTCGACGCAGTCACCACCAACCAGGCGAGCGTCGTCACCATGCGCGAAAGGTGGGCCGACCGCGTTGGCCCGTCGCACCACGTTGCGGCCGACTTGCAGCAGGCACTCGTGCGATCGCAGCGGGACGTGCCCGCGCTCGTCGCCGAGGTACGCCGCCTGCGTGAGGAACTGGCCCAGTTCGACTCGGAGGCAGAGTACGGGCTGTTAGTGGCCGGCTCAGTGCTGGTCGTGAGCCCCGAGGTTGCTGACGCGGAAGAAATGCTGCAGCACATCCCCGGCAGCATCCTTGTCCGTCGGAAGCTGCACGTCCGCGGGTGGCAGCCCTACGACCCCGAGTCGGAATCGTGAACGGCGTCGACGTGGCCATGGGCGAGGTCGTCGAAGGGGGCGGACTCGATCCCCGGATCGCTCACGTGCTCCGAACGGTCGGTATCCACCACCCGTCGAGGGAAGACGCCTTGCACGTGGCTCTCGTCGACGCCGTCTTCCGGACTCTCGGCAAGTCGTACGGGGCGCAGCTCGTCGCGATGCGGTTCGAGGTCGCTCAGGCACTGCGGCAGGCGGGCGAGGACTACGCGAAGGCGAAGCACCAGACGGAGCGCATCCTCGCCCGCGAGACGGTCCGGCTCGTCGCCGGCCCCGACAAGGTCACGCGGGCCCTGGCTCAGCAGATGGCTGAGGCGTCCGACGAGTACGACACGGCACGGCTGAACGAGCTCGTGCAGGAGAAGCGGGAGCAGTGGCTGCGGAAGCTGCTCGACACCTTCGCCGCGGCGATGGACAACCACCGCACTGACCGCGCGGACGACCGCGCGGCATCACGTTTCGGAGCTTCGGGCCACGTGCCCGAGGAGAGGTAGGGGCACGATGCCCACTGGATACACCGCCGACTTGCATGACGGCAAAGATCAGACATTCGCCGAGTTCGCGATGAGTTGCGCGCGCGGCTTCGGAGCTCTCGTCGAGATGCGAGACGCTGGCCCCGACGCCGTCGTGCCCGAGCGTTTCGAGCCGGACCAGTACGCGAAGGAGCGGCTCGAACGCGCCAGGGCCGATCTCGCTGAGGCTGAGGCTCGCCCGATGGACGAGTGGGCCGCTCTGCTCACGAAGAACAACGAGGAAATGGCGGAGGCGTCACAGCGGGCGCGAGAGCGGTCCCGGGCCCTACGTGTCCGCTACGAGGCAATGCTCGAGGCCGTCGACTGCTGGGTTCCGCCGTCGACAGAACACGAGCAGCTCCAGTCGTTCATGCGGGACCAGCTCGAGGGGTCGATCAAGTTCGACTGCTCGGCCGCGGACGACTTCTTCCTGCCCCGCGTGATGACGCCGGGCGCCTTCCGCGACGATCAGATCGGCCGCGCGAAGGCTGAGCTCACGCGGGCGACGAAGGGCTGGGGCGACGCGGTGGCGCGAGCGAACCAGCGCACCTGGTGGGTGCGCCAACTGCGCGAGTCGCTGGCGGGTGCCTGATGGGCGACCGCAGAGAGACGTTCGCCGGTTCGCTGTCGGGCGACCAGCTCGGGAAGACGATCACGGTCCCGAACACCGAGGGCGACCTGGTCGGGGGTGTGCTGCAGGTGCTCGTGCACCAGCAGCCGGGCGCGGTGGGTCTGTTCTTCGAAGGCGCGCACCTGCCTGAGATGGTGTCGGCCGACGCGATCGCGGTCGTGTCGTGAGCGGCGCAGACCTGTTCGAGGACGGGTTCCCTCACGGGACGCCGGCGGGCTACGAGCGCGGCTGCAAGGGCGGGGCGTGCCCGGCGAAGGTCGAGACGGGGCAGTCGTGCCGGGACGCGAACGTGCGCGTCGCATCGGACTACGGCTACCGCCGTCTGGCGCTCTCTGGTGCGTCAGTGGAGGTCCTGGCGCAGCCCGCGACGCCCGTCGTCGCCACGGTGCCGGAGAAGGTGAAGCCGAAGGTGCGTCGTGGGGCCGATCTGCTCATGGCACCGCTCGGGCAGCACAAGCCGAAGCCCAAGCCCACCCCGGCGGCGCCGGCCCCGGTCGTCGCCGAGCCGGAGCCGATCGTCGAGCCTGAACCGGCGCCCGTGCCCGAGCCGGTCGCCGAGGCTGATCCCGTCGAGGTCGCGCCCTACCCCCATGGCACGCCCCAGGGCTACCGCCGAGGCTGCCGAGACGACTGCCCCGGCGGGCCCGACGGGCGCTCCTGCCGTCAGGCGATCGTGGACTACCAGCGGGACCGCAAGGCCGCCCGTGAAGCCGCGGGGAAGCAGGCACCCGTCAAGCAGCTCGGCGACGTCGCCCCCACCCCGGAGCCCGAGGCGCCGGCACCGGTGGCCGAGCCCGAGACCCCCGGGCCCGACGTCGAGGCGGCACCCGCGCTCGAGCACGACGAGCCCACCCCGGCCGAGCCGTCCGAGAACGTCGGCGGCACGACCAGGTCGATCGACCGAGAAGCGATCGCGGACGCCCTGAACGCGTTCGCGTTCGCCTTCGAGCAACTGAGCAAGGCCCTGCGTCGCGATGGTCGCGACCAGGTGAGCGAAGGAGAGAACCATGTCTGAGTCCATCGAGCGTGTCGACCCGTCGACGCTCATCATCGCGGCCAACGTCCGCACCGAGACGAAGATCTCGAAGGAGTTCGTCGCGAGCATCAAGCAGCACGGCGTGAAGGTGCCGATCACGGTTCAGCGCGTCGACGAGGGCCTGGCGGTCATCGACGGCCAGCGCCGCACCCTGGCGGCCGTCGACGCCGGCGTGGTCGACGTGCCGGTGTTCGTCGTCGAGCCACTGTCGGACGAGAAGGTCCGCATCGTCGACCAGCTGATCGTGAACGACCAGCGCGAGAGCCTCGGGGTGTCGGAGTCCGTCGCAGCGGTGAAGCAGCTCGAGCTGTTCGGCATGAGCGCCGCGGCGATCGCCAAGAAGACCGGCTATCAGCGCAAGGTCGTCGACGTCGCGCTGCAGGTCGGCGGGAACGACGTCGCCGCGGCCGCTGTCGCCGAGCACGACCTGACTCTCGACCAAGCTGCCGTGCTGCTCGAGTTCGACGGGCGCCCCGCGATCGTCGCCGACCTCATCGTGGCGGCGACGCAGGGGCGTGGGTTCGAGCACACGGCGCAGCGACACCGCGATGACCTCGAGCGGGAAGCCAAGCTCGCAGCCGTCGCCGATGAGATCCGCGAGAAGGGGCTCGCGCTGATCGACAGCGCACCGGCCTACGAGGACAAGACGATGTACGCCCTCGAGCACGTCTACGCCAGCGAAAAGGGCCACAAGCCCCTCACTCTCGAGATGGTCCTCGAGCAGGCACCGCAGGACTTGTTCGCCTACCCCGTGCGCCGTTCCGGCGCCTGGACGATGGAGGGTGGGCGGGAGCCGGATACGTACGGCATCGGCTACGCCGTGACGCACGTCGCTGAGAACGGCTGGTGGGTCTACGGGATGGGCGAGACGAAGGTCCCGCTGACCGACGAGGAGAAGGCCGCGAAGAAGGCCGAGCGCGAGACGACGAAGGACTGGACCGCCGCGTCGACGGTCCGCCGCTCATGGCTGCATGAACTGCTGCAGCGCAAGACGCTGCCCAAGGGCTGGGAGCTGCTCGTCGCGGCGCACGTCATCGAGACGAGCATGGCGTCGTACGCCGGCGGCCACTGGATGGCGATCGCCGAGCTGCTCGACCTCGAGCAGAAGGACACCTGGTCGATGCGCAGTGTGGCGACGCCTTACCTGCAGCAGCACCCGGCCCGCGCCCCGCAGATCCTCCTCGGGCTCGCGCTCGGCGGCATCGAGGGCGGGTTCGACTTCTACAAGAAGGGCTGGCAGTCGCCGGACACGGCCCGCCCGTACCTGGTGACGCTGCAGGCATGGGGCTACGAGCTCAGCGACGTCGAGGCGCGCGTCGCCGGCATCGAGGAGGCCGCGGCCGCGTGAGCAGCCCGACACCGCGAGGGCTCCTGGCCGTGCTCGAGCAGCGCGACGGGCGCCGATGCGCCTGGACCGGCCAGGAGTCCGACCGGCTCGTCCCCCAGCACCGTCAAGGCGGCGCCGGCGGCCGGAAGAACAAGCACCGCCCGTCGAACGTCGTCTGGCTCGACAGCATCCTGAACGGCCGCATCGAGGCCGAGGCGGACCTGCAGGCCGAGGCGCTGCGGCGGGGCATCAAGATCTCGGGCTTCGCAGACCCGACAGCGACACCGATCCAGCACGCCGTGCACGGCCTCGTCCTCCTGGACGACGACGGCCGGTGGGCACCAGCACCGAAGGAGACAACACCATGGCGATGACCGACAGTGGCACGCCAGACACCCCCGGCTTCGCGGCCGTCCCGAACTGGATGATCCGCGACACCACGATCAGTCCCTACGCGATCGCCGTCTACGCGGCCCTCGCCTCCCACAGCGGCCGCGGCGGCATCTACCCCTCGCACGAGACGCTCGCGGCCGAGGCGAGGTGCAGCGCGCGGAAGGTGCAGCACGCCCTCGACGAGCTGCGGGCCCTCGGGGTCGTCGCGTCGGTGCGGCGGAACGGCCGCGGGGGCCGGACGAGCAACAGCTACACGCTGCACCCGAACGGCGGCGAGGTAACAGCACACGGTGCCGTTACCCAACTGAGCCCAACGGCACGGGGAGACGCAGGTAACGGCACCACGTGCCGTCAGGTAACGGCACCACGTGCCGAGGAAGAAGAACCCAGTGAAGAAGAACCCAAGAAGAAGATCCCCCTACCCCCTGCGGGGGCGGGCCGGGACGAGGTGGTCGTGAGCGGCGCTGGGTCGTTCGAGTCCTTCTACGCGGCCTACCCGCGACACGTGGGTCGGGCGGCGGCCGAGAAGGCGTTCGCGAAGGCCGTCAGGGTCGCGACGGCCGAGGTCATCATCGCCGGCGCGAAGCGGTTCGCCGCCGACCCGAATCTCCCGCCGAAGGAGGAGGCGCGGTTCATCCCGCACCCGGCGTCGTGGCTGAACGCGGGCCGGTGGGACGACGACGCGCTGCCCCCTCGTGGTGGCGGCCGCGGGCAAGAGCAGCAGCAGCAGGGCCTGGCCCTGATCGAGAAGTACCGACGAGAGGGACAGGGGCATGGAGAAGTTCGAGACGGCGCAGCTGGTGCTGTGGATGCAGGGCGTCGACGGCCGAGTGATGAACGAGCTCTCGGTCGAGGTCTGGCATGACCTCGTCGGCCACCTCGACTACGAGGCGGCACTCGGCGCGGTCCGTGAGCACTACCGCGAGGAGCACCGAAAGGTGATGCCGTCGGACGTCCTCGAGCGTGTTCAGGCGCACCGGGAGCTGGGCGTGCTGCCGAGCGCGACGGACGAGCTGCTCGCCGAGCAGAAGGCCGAGTGGTGCGAGGCGCACGGCGTCACGGTCCAGGAGTACGACGAGAACCAGCACAGCTATGAGTGGGTCCTGGCGGTGTCCCGTGGCTGAGCAGGTTGTGGGCCCGCAGCACGACGTCGGCGCGGAGCAGTACGTCGTCGGCTCGATGATGCTCTCCCCCGCCGCTGTGTGGGAGGTCCTCGATGGGCTCGTGCCTTCGGACTTCTACGTGCCGAAGCACGAGGTCATCGTGACCGCGGCCGCCCGCCTCGCGCATCAGAACCAGCCGATCGACCCGATCACCCTCATGGACGAGCTCGGCCGCGCCGGGGAGCTGAGCAAGGCCGGTGGTGTCGAGTACCTCCACGTCCTGCAGGGCGCGCCGACGACTGCTGCAAACGTGGGCTACTACGTCGACATCGTGAAGGACCGGGCGCTGCGCCGGCGCCTGCAGTCGGCGGGTCTGCGAGTCGCGCAGATGGGCCAGTCGACCGAGGGCGACGCGTTCGAGCTCGCCGACCAGGCCCGCACTGAGGTCGAGGCCGTCGCTGCCGGTGCCCGGGTCGACGTGCACGCAGTTGGATCCACCATCGATGCGCTGATCGACCGTCTCGACGAGAAGCCCGAGTACGTGCCGACGCCGTGGCCGTCGCTCGACAAGCTGATCGGCGGGCTCGCGGCGGGGAACCTCATCATCGTCGGTGCCCGGCCCGGTGAGGGGAAGACGATTGTCGGGCTGCAGTGCGCGACGCGGCTCGCTCACGAGGGCCTGGTGGCGTTCATCAGCCTCGAGATGGGCGAGGACGAGCTGCAGATCCGTCTGATCGCGCAGTACGGCGAGGTCCACATGAAGTCGCTGCGGAACCGGTCGCTGAACGAGGAGCAGTGGGGCCGGGTGAAGATCGCCCGCCAGCGGTTCCAGGAGGCCCCGATCTACATCGGCGATGACATCTCGACGCTGACGCAGATCCGTTCGTTCGTGCGGTCGGTGGCGCGGAAAGGGAAGCTCGCCGGCGTCGTCATCGACTACCTGCAGCTCATCGAGGGCGGCGGGAAGGAGAACCGGCAACAGGACGTGGCCGAGTTCAGCCGGGGTCTGAAGAAGCTCGCGAAGCAGCTGCAGGTGCCGGTGATCGCCCTGTCGCAGCTGTCGCGGCCGCCGCAGGGCCGGACGTCGCGGACGCCGCAGCTGACGGACCTGCGGGAGTCGGGCGCGATCGAGCAGGACGCCGACGTGGTGCTGCTGCTCTCGTACGACCGGGCGAAGAAGCCGGGCGACCTCGAGGTCGTCGTGGCGAAGAACCGGCACGGCGAGATGGGGACCGTGGTCCTCGACTGGCAGGGGCAGTTCGCGCGGCTGAGGGACAAGACGTGGGACCCGTTCGGGTCCACCCAACTGGACATCTGAGAGGACGACATGACTGACAGCAACGTGACCAAGATCCCGACGCGCTACGGCGGCGAGTCCGACAACCCGTCGGCAGCCCTCGTCGGCACGTGCGACTTCGGCGGCGGCATGGAGTGCGACGAGGAGACGCTCGCCGTGGTTCGCAACTTCGACACCGGAGAGCCTGCCTGGATCTCGATGTGCGCCAGGCACGCCATCGAGTCGCTTGGCGGCTACACGCAGGGCGACGTCGAGAGCTGGGCCGACTGATGGGCATTACACGGACCCGCGACGTCGAGATCGCGGACGCCTGGGGCGACGACGACGGAGGCGTGACCGTCACGGTCGACGGCGGCCGTCAGTCCCTCTCGATCGACGAGGCCGAGGAGTACGGGCGGGCACTGTTCGCCGCGGCCCTCGACGCCCGCGAGACGCTGCGAGCGCAGGGCATCGCGGCCGACCACCAGCACGACAACGACACCACCGAACCGGCTCTCTGAGCCAGGAAGCAGACCACCATGAGTAACCCGAACATCACCATCAACGGCCGCCTGTCGAAGGACCCCGAGGGCCGCACCGCGAACGGCAAGAGCGTCGCCGAGATCACCGTCCCGCAGCAGCGGTCCCGCAAGAAGGACGGCGGCGGCTACGAGAACGTCGGCGGCACGTCGTGGATCACGGCCACGTTCTGGGAGGGCGACGCCGACGCGGTCATGGCGTCTCTGGCGAAGGGCAGCGAGGTCATCCTCACCGGCCAGCTCGCGACGCAGGAGTACCAGACCCGCGAGGGCGAGCAGCGGACGAAGCTCGTCGTCGATTTCCCGAAGGTCGCTGTCGTGCTGAAGGCCGGCCAGTCGGTCGGCGGCCGCCCGGCGCAGGGCGTCGAGGCACCGAGCGAGCCGTGGGCGAACCCTGCACCGGCGACGGACGCCTGGTCCACGCCGCCGTCGGCCGGCGGGACGACCTACAACGACGAGACGCCGTTCTAAGCCATGAAGCCTCTCGACCGGGCCGCCCTCGTGGCGTGGCTCCGCACCCGTTCCAACCACCGCACCCCGCTCGTGGCCTCGATCTACGACGGGCTGGCCGCCCGCCTCGAGCGCGGCGACTTCGACACCACAGAGGAGGACCGCTGATGGACGAGCGGAAGATCACCAAGACCGAGCAGCACCAGCGCATCGTGATGACGTTGTTCGTGACCGTCGGGCAGGAGACCCTGACCCGCGCGTTCAATTCGCCTTGGACTGTCCCGGGTGAGCCCACCGTCGATCCGAACCACATGCACCGTCAGGTCGAGACCACCTTCCGCGACCTCTGCCAGACGTGGGGGCTCACGAAGGCCGAGGGTCTCATCGTGTCTCATGACGAGGTGCGCGCCGTCGAGTACGTCACTGAGACGACCTTCGCCCAGAAGGAGCGAGTCCGCAACAAGGTCATCTACGACCAGGCAGCAGAAGAGGAGGCCCGGCGATGACCGAGCTCGACACCCTGACCGAACCCACCGCCGAGGACCTGCTGCAGCTCGCCGCCGCCCGCGCCCGCCGCCGACTGCTCGAGGCCCCCGCCCTCGTCGGCTACGTCCGCGCCCTCATGGTCCCGGGCCTCGGCGGAGCCCAGGACGGTATGCCCCGAGCCGCGTCCAAGACGGCCCCACTCCCGATGCGGGCCGACGCCGTCGACGACACCGACGACGTCTTCGCCCGCCTCACGTACTGGGTGAACTACTGGGCCGCCGTCTACAAGGTGCAGCCCCCGTCGGCCGTCCTCGTGCACTGGGCCCGCGAGGGCGAGGCCGCAGGGTTTCGCGCCGAGACGACGTCGGCCGGCGCCACCGGGCTGCTCGAGCAGGTGACCACGTGGCTGCTCATCCGGCACGACCTCATCACGCACCACGAGGCCGGCGAGGTCTACTTCGACGACGTCAACGGGATGCTGCGCGACCTGTGGGCGAAGTACCCCACCGCACCCCGCGCACCCCGCGGGGTCCTCGACCGGGCGTGCCCGATCTGTGACCGGTTCACCTTCGGCGCCCACTGGCCCGACGACGCCGACGTGGATCAGTTCGTGCTGTCGTGCTCGTTCTGCGGCCACACCGAGGAGGCAGCCGCGTTCATCAAGGCGGGCCGTGTGCGCGAGCTGATGCACGAGCTGCGCGAGGAGCACGCCGACCCGAAGTCCGAATGGTGGACGAAACGGAAGGCCGTCGTCGAGCTCGACATGACGATGCGGACCCTCGACAACTACGTCCGCGACGGCCTCGCCACATACACCGTCGACGGCAGCGTGTACGTCCACGTCGACGACCTGCTGACCATGTGGAGGGAGAAGCGCCTCAAGCGGAAGGGCACATTCGCCACGCCGCGATCCGCATAGTTGCGCGTCTTTCTCAAATGCCAGTAGCATGGCGCCAGCGAACCCGACCGCCCGAGCCACTAGGCCCGGGCGGTTTGGCGTTAAGTCCTCCCTCTGTCGCCCCTAGCGCGAGGAGCGGTCAGGCCCACCGGCTGTCGGAAGCGACCGGGCCCCTGCGAGGCCGTGCACCTACCCGTGCACGGCCTCGCCCAGTCTTCGGTGCCGCACCACCCACACGCACAACCACGGCGCCCTCTCCTGCTGAACCCGGTGTGACGACCGGACGGTGGCCGCGAGGGACGCACACCCCCTGCCGGGGTGCAGTGCGCGCACCGATCCCACTTCGAGCGGGCCCGTCAACGGCTGCAGCCACCGTCTCCGAAGGGCGCCCACGAAGCCGTGTCTCTCTCGGCTAGGCGTACCTGCGGGCCCGCTCGAACTAGCCCGTGACGATGAGCGTCACGACCGCCACTGCCAGAGCCGCGACGCTTGCCACCGTGCTGACCACTGACAGCACGAAGCTGCGCCGGGAGAGCTTGTCGGCTGCAGCAGTGAATCGCTCGCGGGATCGCCGCTCGAGTTCGTCAGCCCAGTAGCTGATCCCAACGACCGTGTGCTCTGCGTGCTGGTCGTAGTGCTGTTCGATCTCAGCGTCGGTCATTGCGTGCAGCTTCCGCAGGGGCAGGCTCATGCGGGTCACTGTATCGAGGAGGACAGAATGAGTGACACCACGAAGGCAGCCCTCGACGATGCGATCGCCGCCCACTTCGCCGACGAGCAGGACGGCGCCCTCGTCACCGGGTACGTGCTGCAGGTACAGGGCCAGGGCTTCGCGGTCGCGGCCGACGATGAGCAGACGCGCATGCTTCGCTCGATCGCTGAGCAGCAGAGCATCATCACCACCCTCGGCCTGGTGGACTGGCTGCGCTTGCAGACCCAGGGCTACGTCCTCGAGCCCGACGACTGATGCCGGTGTGCACCGAGCACGGTTGCCCCGTCATCGTCGACAGGTCAGGCCGATGCACGGCCCACGCCCGGGCCAAGGCCAGGACCCGGGGGTCTCGCCAGGACCGGGGGTACGACAGGGGGCATGACCGGGAGCGGGCACGCTGGGCGCCCGTCGTCGCGCGAGGCACAGTCGCCTGCGCCAAGTGCAGCCGCCTGATCGAGGCAGGGCAGGAGTGGGACCTCGGGCACACCGACGACCGCACCACCTGGACCGGACCCGAGCACCAGCGGTGCAACCGGCAGGCAGCAGGCAGGAATGCACACACGTGACCAGCTACCTGACAGCAGCGCAGGCACGGATGCTCGGCCTCGACCCGAGCCGACCAGCGATAGCGCAGCTCGAAGCCAGGCCGAACCGAGGGACGACCGTCGTCAAGGCGACACCCCCACAGCCCAGCCCCATGGGTGAGGGCCACGCACACAGCTGACACCAGCACCAGCCACCCCACCCACCCAGCCTCAGGCCACGCCCAAGGCACCCACACACACCCAGGACGACACCCTGTCGACCACCCCCGACCCACCCCGATATACCGATATATCCGGCGCCCCTAGGGGTGGGGGAGGCCCCCCTCCGACCCCGACCCCCAGGACCGCCGGGGATGGCTCTCAGAAGTAGGCGGGGTTCAAACATTCGCGGCCCCTCCCCTGGTGGGGCCTCCCTGACGCGGTCCGTGGCCGCTGAGGACGTGATCTTGCATGGGCTCTGGAGGCTCTCGAAACCGGTCTGGACCCCAGGCTGACCCGGACTCGCTGACCAGTGAGCGTCGGGGCCTGACGTACAAGCTGCTGCCCCGTGAGGGCTTCACCGGCCGTGTGCCGGCGTGGCCGTTGCCGACGGCGACACCGCGGGAGAAGGCCCTGTGGAAGGTGCTGTGGCGGACTCCGCAGGCGGCGATGTGGAACGCCGAGCGGTGGCGTGTCTACGCCGTGGGCCAGTACACGCGGTGGGCGGTGCGCGCGGAGGATCTTGAGGCCTCGGCGTCGACCCTGGCGCAGGTGCACCGGCTCGCGGACCAGATCGGGATGACCCCGGCCGGGCTGAAGGAGAACGGCTGGCGTCTGGCGATGGACGAGCTCGGCGCAATTCGCTCCGAGCCGACGGCGACCCCGACGTCGAGCAAGTCGTCGGGCGGCACGGCTCCGGTGCGACGTCTGCGGGCGGCGCAGTGAGCGAGTACCTGGTCGACTTCCCGACGCTGGGCGACATTCAGGACGCGTGGCTCGCGCAGCACGCTCGGGTGCCGAACGGTTTCCAGCGTGGCCGGTCATTCGTGCAGGCCGACTGGCAGTTCTGGTGCACGGCGAACCACTACCGGGTCCGTGACGACGCGCAGTGGGTGCCTGAGGCGCCGCTGCTGAACCAGGCGTTCCATTACCGCCGGTCGCAGATCGTCGGCCCGCAGAAGCTCGGCAAGGGCCCCTGGTCGGCCGGCGGTGTCTCGCTCGAGGCTGTCGGGCCGACGATCTTCGGCGGCTGGGCTGGCAAAGGTGATGGCTACGCGTGCTCGGACCACGGCTGCGGCTGCGGGTGGGAGTACGAGTACCTCAAGAACGAGCCCATGGGCATTCGTCACCCGTCGCCGCTGATCCAGATGACGGCCATCTCCGAGGAGCAGGTGAACAACGTGTGGCGGCCGCTGCGCGCGATGATCTCGCTCGGTCCGCTGTCGGACCTGCTGCTCCCCCGGGGCAACTTCATCAAGATCGCGGGCCAGAACGACGACCCCGAGCTCGACCGCATCGACCGCGTCACGGCCTCGGCCCAGTCGCGAGTCGGCAACCCGATCAGCTTCGCGCTGCAGGACGAGTCGGGCCTGGCGACGGCCGAGAACAAGATGGTCGAGGTCTACGAGGGCCAGCGGCGGAACGCTGCCGGTATCGGTGGCCGCACGATGGAGACGACGAACGCGTGGAACCCGGCGCAGAACAGCGTCGCGCAGCGGACCTACGAGTCCGCCGCGGAGGACGTGTTCAAGTTCTGGCGGAAGCCGCCGGCGAACCTGTCGTACCGCGACAAGCGCGAGCGGCGCCGCATCCACGCGTTCGTCTACGAGGGCTCACCGTGGGTGAACGTCGACTCGATCGAGGCTGAGGCGTCCGAGCTGCTCGAGCGCGATCCGGCGCAGGCCGAGCGCTTCTTCGGCAACCGCGTCGTGACCGGCACGGGCGCCTGGCTCGCTGACACGGCTCTGGCCGCATGGGATGCGAAGCTCACGGTCCGGGACCGACCCCTGTCGGAGCCGGTGTGCCTCGGGTTCGACGGCTCGGACGTCGACGACTGGACGGCGATCCGGCTCGAGACGTTCGACTTCCACCAGTTCACTCCGGTGAACGCGGTGGGCCAGCCGACGATCTGGAACCCGGCCGAGTACGACGGGCGTATCCCGCGCGATGACGTCATGGCGGCGTTCGACCACATCTTCGCCAGCTACGACGTCGTGCGCGCGTACCTCGATCCTCCGGGGTGGGAGTCGCAGGTGTCGGCGCTGCAGGGCAAGTACGGCGACAAGCGCGTCATCGAGTGGGCGACGTACCGCATCAAGCCGATGCACGAGTCGCTCGAACGGTTGCGGAACGACATCGTCGACCCGAAGTCGGGGCTGACTCACGATGCCGACCAGGCCGTCGACACCCACCTGCGGAACGCGGTCATGCGGGGCCGGACGGGGAAGACCTACATCCTCGGCAAGGCGTCGCCCACCCAGAAGATCGACATCACCATGGCGTCGACGCTGGCGCACGAAGCGGTGAACGACGCGATCGCGGGCGACGACCTCGCGAAGCGCAAGCGGCCGGCCGTCTCGACGACGTTCTACGGCTTCAACTGAGAGGAGCCCCTGTGGCGATCATGACCGAGGCTGTCGCGCGCGACCGGCTCGACCTCGGCCGGTCCGAGCTCGCGGGACGGCAGAAGCAGGTGAAGCGCCGTGAGCAGTACGTGCACGGCGATCAGGACCTGCCGTTCGCGCCCTACGGGGTAAACGCCGAGTACGACGATCTGCGGCACCAGGCTCCGGCGAACTTCCTCGGCATCGCCGTGGGGGCGCCGACGCAGCGAATGCGGGCGGACTCGATCAAGACGAGCTTGAGCGACGAGGATGAGTCGAAGCTCTGGACGGGCGCCTGGCAGGCGAACAAGTTCGACACACGCCAGGACCTCATCTACCGCTCGATGATGACCCACGGGCGCGGCATCGCCTCAGTGTGGGTGAACAAGGCCGACAGGGCACGCCCGATCGTGCGCCCGGAGTCGTACGAGCGCGTGCACGTGCAGATGGACCCGGACGACCCGTTCACGCCGGAGTACGCGGTGAAGATCTACACGGTCACCGACCGGGCGTCGAACGGGCTCATCCTGCCCGCCTCGGTCACCCGGCAGCGCGAGGTCGGCATCGTCTACGACGCCGAGTCGATGGTCCGGTTCGAGCGCGGGGCGAACGGCGGCGAGTGGAAGAAGACGGCGGAGAGCACGCACCCGATGCGCCGTGTGCCCTTCGCGCTTTACGACCTGCACCCCGACTCCGACGGCAACCCCTGGTCGGCGGTCGACCCGCTGATGCCCCAGCAGGACTCGCTGAACACGATCCGTTTCAACACGCTGCTGGCGATGCAGTTCGCGGCGTTCCGGCAGAAGATCGTCGTCGGGTTCGACCCTCGTGTGGTCGACAAGGACGGGAACGTTCTCTACAAGACAAACCCCGACGGCACGCCGGACCTCGACGGGAACGGGCTCATGCAGCCCCTCATCTCGTCGCCCGGCCGTGCTGGCGTCGACCGCATCATGGCGTTCCCTGGGGCCGACACGAAGGTGTTCGACCTGGCGGAGTCCAACCTCGAGCGGTACGTGGCCGTGTACGACTCCTTCCTGACGACGTTCTTCAGCACGGCGCAGATCCCGCCGCAGTACCAGCTCGGCCAGATGGTGAACCTTTCCGGTGACGCGCTCACCGCGGCGGAGTCCACGCTGGCGTCGCTGGTGAAGGAGCTGCAGCTCGCGGCCGGCGAGGGCCACGAGGACATGCTCGAGCTGGCCTACTACGCGTCGGGCGGGACGGAGACGTTCGAGCCGACGGCGGAGATCGAGTGGCTCGACGCCGAGGCGCGGTCCTTCGGGCAGGTCGTCGACGGCATTACGAAACTCATCACGCAGGGGTTCCCCCGGCGTGCGGCGTTCGAGATGCTGCCCGGCGCGACGAAGACGAAGCTCGACGGCTGGATGGACGAGATCGAGAACGAGCAGCTGTCGACGCGTCTCGCGCAGATCCAGCGCGGGTTCGTCGACGTGACGCCGGCACCGACCGAGCTCGAGGCGGGAGTCGACAATGGCACTCCCCTCGGCGGCGGTTAACCACTACCGGGACCAGCAGGACATCGCGGCGGCCGCAGTCGGCGACGTCAGCGATCTGTGGGCGACGATGGGCGAGAACTTCGACCTGTCGTGGACCACGATCGGCGGCGACGTCTTCGCGGCCGTCGTGCAGGCCCAGGGCCTCGCCGCGGCGTCGGGCGTGCAGTACGTGCCCGACGTGCTCGACGAGCAAGGCATCGACGCATCGTCGGTGGCTCGGGTTAACCCGGCACGGTTCCAAGGCGGGACGCGCGACGGGCGCCCGGCCGAGACGCTGCTGCACGGCGCGGTCTACAAGGCGAAGCAGGAGATGCTGGCCGGCGTCGGCACGCAGGCGGCTCTCGCGACCGCGGGTGCCTGGCTGAACGAGGTCGTGCTCGACGTCGTCCGGGACGCTGACCGCCAGGCTGTCGGCGCTGCGATGACGACCACCCCGACGGCTCAGGGCTGGGTGCGGATGCTGAACCCGCCATCGTGCAAGTTCTGCATCACGCTCGCGGGCAAGTTCTACCGGTGGAACCAGGGCTTCCAGTCGCACCCCGAGTGCGACTGCCGGCACGTGCCCTCCCAGGAGGCGATCGCGGGCGACATCACCGTCGACCCGTACGCCTACTTCCACGGCCTCCCGACGGCCGAGCAGGACCGCCTGTTCGGGAAGGCCGACGCGCAGGCCCTCCGCGACGGGGCCGACATCTACCGCGTCGTCAACACCCGCAGCCGCGGCCTGTCCGACGACGCCTTGAAGTCGTCGGGCGCGCGTCGCGGGTGGCAGTCGCGACGGTGGGATAGCCCCTCCAAGATGACCGTCGACGACGTCTACCAGGCGGCCGGTGGGAACCGCTCACGGGCCGTGCGGCTGCTCGAGGAGAACGGGTTCATCACCGGCGACCAGGTCGCGGGCGGCAACCTGATCGGCAACCAGGGCGGCGGCCTGTTCGGCGACTTCTCGGCCGGCGCCCTCGGCCGAGGTGGCGTCAACCGGGGCGCGACGCGCGCGTACCGGCAGGCCGTCGCCTCTGGTGTCCGCGACCCGCTCGAGCCCGCCACCCAGACGGCGGCCGAGCGGCGACTTCATTCGGCGGTCCTGCGGAAGCGAGCCGCCGACCGCGGTAGCAACCCGTTCGCCGCGAACAGCCAGCGCAACCCGCTGACCCCCGAGATCCGGGCACTGGTCGAGGCCGACTTCCAACGGCAGCTCAAGCGTGCTCTCGACGAGAAGAACAACGTCGGGGAACGGGGGCAGCTCGCCACCCTTGGGCGCCTTCTCGGCGTTCTTTGACTCACCCCGCCGGCGCCCCGCCGAGCGGTCACATCGACGCCCCCGGCGTCACCTCCCAAGGAGATCAGCATGACCATCTGCACCCACCCAACGGCCCTCGGCAAGCTCCCGGCCCACCTCGACCCTTTCGGCGTGCTCACCGGCCGCCAGCGGACGCCTCTGCGGCTCCGCTTCGCGAACGAGGGCGACGACGGCACCGGCGCTGGCGGCGCTGGCAGCACCGGCGGCGACGGCACGGACGGCACCGGCTCGGGCGACGGTTCGGGCGACGGCGACGACCCCGACAAGCTCGGCGACGCCGGCGTGCGCGCGTTCGAGCGCACGAAGACCGAGCTGCGCGACCGCAAGGGCGAGCTGAAGGCGTTCACCGACCTCGGCCTCGCTCCCGACGACATCAAGGCCCTGCGCGACGGCAAGAACGGAGCCGACGGCGTCGACGTCGCTGGCATCGAGCAGCGCGTGCGCGACTCCCTGCAGACCCAGTTCGACGAGCAGCGAGCCACCGACGCCCGTGCCTCTGCCGTCCGTGAGCTGGCCGCGACGAGCGGGTTCGTGAACCCGAAGCAGGCGCTGCGCCTCATCGACGACGCCGAGCTCGCGAAGGTCACGGTCAAGGACGGTGCCGCCGACGAGGCGGGCGTGAAGAAGCTGCTCGACGACCTGGCGAAGGACTCCCCGTACCTCATCGCCTCCCCAGACTCCATCGCCGATCACCGCGCTGCGGGCATCGGCGCTGGTGGCTCCGGCGCCCAGCCGGAGTCGAAGCCCGGAACCGACCGCGTGCGATCCGCGTACGCGTCGACCGGCACCAAGTAGCTCTCCCGCACCCCGCGCCGAGGCTGACCAAGAAGGGAGGGCCTGATGGCTCTCACACTCGCTCAGGCAGCTCTGCTCTCGCAGAACCAGCTGCAGCGCGGGGTCCAGGAGATCTTCGTGCAGGAGTCGTCGGTCCTCGACCGCATCCCCCTGCTGACGATCCAGGGCAACGCGTACGCCTACAACAAGGAGGCGTCGCTGCCCGGCGTCGCGTTCCGATCGGTGAACGAGGCCTACACCGAGTCGACCGGCACCGTGGTGCAGGCGACGGAGTCCCTCGTCATCCTCGGTGGCGACGCCGACGTCGACCGGTTCATCGTGCAGACGCGCGGTGACCTGAACGACCAGCGCGCCATCCAGACGCGACTCAAGGTCAAGAGCGCCTCCTACAAGTTCCAGGACGCGTTCTTCAACGGCGACATCACGGTCGACCCGAAGGGCTTCGACGGTCTGAAGAAGCGCCTCATCGGCGCGCAGGTCCTCGACGCAGGCACGAACGGCATCCCGGTGCTGGGCAACGGCGGCACGGACGCTCACGCGTTCTACGACGCCCTCGACCAGCTCGTCGCCGCGGTCCCCGGCCTCACGCCGGAGAACGGCGCGATCTACGCGAACCGTGCCCTGCAGGCCAAGATCCGCAGCGCCGGCCGCCGCCTCGGCGGCGTCGAGGTCGTCCGCGAGGACACCACGGGCAAGCGCGTCCTGCAGTGGAACGGCGTCCCCGTCCTCGACCCCGGCCAGAACCTCGCCGGCGCCGAGATCCTCGGCCTCAACGAGACGCAGGGGTCGGCCACGACCGCGTCGTCGGTCTACGCCGTGAAGTTCGGCTCCGACGAGACGGAGCAGGGCGTCACGGGCCTCACCAACGGCGGGGTGCAGGTCGACGACCTGGGCCAGCTGCAGGAGAAGCCCGCCTACCGCACCCGCATCGAGTTCTACTGCGGCCTGGCGACGTTCGGTGGCAAGGCCGCCGCTCGCCTCCGCGGTGTCCTGAACGCCTGACCGAAGGGAAGCAGCACATGGCAACGAGCAGCACGAAAGCCACGACCGAGAAGACCGACGACAAGGCGGCCACCGTCGAGTCGCCGGCGATCCCCGACGAGACGAAGCTCGACAGTTCCGTCGAGAAGCCGTCGACCACGGCGCCCGGTGACGGGCCCGCGGACACGACCGACCCGACGGAGACGGCTTCGTCCGTCACGCCGAGCCCCGACGCGACGGCTCTCGCCGTCGGCACCGTGAACGCGGTCGTGCCGACGACGAAGCCGGCCGCGAAGGCGTCGAAGGCGAAGGCGCGCACCGAGCGGTACAAGGCCACGAAGCCGGACGGTTCCGAGGTCATGGTGCAGCGCAACATCGACACCGGCGCGACCGAAGTCGTCGACTGACGGGAGGGGGACGCTCGTGGAGAACCCCGCAGCAGTTGAGGACGTCGAGGCCTCGTTCGAGCGTCCCCTGACCGTCGACGAGAAGCGTGTCGTCCCCGCCTGGCTCGGGACCGCGTGGCGCACCCTGAACCGCGAGGTTCGCGGTGTCGCCGCGCGGCTCGACCTTGAGGAGGACGTCGCCGGCCACCTCCCCGTCGACGACGTCAAGGACATCGTCGTGGCGATGGTCGAGCGCAAGCTCCGCAACCCGGACGGCTACCGCACCTGGGGCGGGGACACGGAGTCGAGCACGATCGACAACGCCCTGTCGTCGGGGAAGATTTATGTCACCGACGAGGAGCGCCGGAGTCTGGCGCCGGCCGACGTCGGGGCGGGCGCGCTGAACGGCATGTACTCGATCCCGCTCGGGAGGCCGTGATGGTGTCGGCTACCCGTGCGGCGGCTGCCCGTCGTCGTGCTGAGCTGCGGCTGACGGACACGTGCATGATCGGCAACGAGGTGAAGGCGCCCCGCCCTAACCCCGCGACCGGCAAGCACGACGTCGACCTGGTCGAGGTCTACTCGGGCCCGTGCGAGTTCGTCGCCGCGAACACGGCGGTCCGTGAGGTCACCTCGCAGGGCCGCGACGTGGTCGAGCAGGGTGCCGTGCTGAAGATCCCCGTCGACGCCCCCGGCTCGGCGGGCACGCACGGTGGGCAGGTCGCCGTCGTGCACCTGGCGCTCGATCCGGACGCGGCCCCGCTGCGAGTCCGGATCACGGGCGGCCACCACCAGACGTTCGCCGCGACCAGGCGGCTACCCGTGGAGGTGATCGCGAGTGGCTAGTGCGATCACCGTCGACACGTCCGAACTCGATCGACTCGTCGTCGACCTGCGCGACTTCCCCGACGTCGCGGCCAAGGAGGTCGACCAGGCGCTCGAGGTGAACGCCCGCAACATCAAGGACTCCTGGCGGGGCAAGGTCGAGGGCAACGAGCATGCCCCGCTCGCTCCGTACTCGATCGACTACGAGCGCACGGCCGTGGCGACCTTCGCCGGGTCCAGCGTCGACTACGAGATCGGCGCCCGGAAGGGCATCGGCAAGCAAGGTGGTGTCGTGCTGCTCCTCGAGTTCGGCGCCCCCGCGAAGCGTCTCGGCGCGCGTGGCTTCGGCCTCGCGGCCCTGTCCGAGAACGTCGAGGATCTCGAGCAGGGCGTGGGCAAGGCGCTCGACGTCGCTGGCCGGAAGACGAACCTGTGACGGCGGCCGAGACGCGCGCGTTCCGCGAGCTGCTCGAGGCTGATCCGCGGCTGCAGGTGTTCGTCACGTCGGCCGGCGACCTGCCCACGGTCGAGGAGCCTCACCCGCCCCTGCCCGAGCTGCCGTACGTCCTGATCCACCCCGAGCGCGACCAGGACGAGCAGCAGCGCGCGACCGGCCCCCGGGTGCACCGGAACCCGTCCTGGGCGGTGCACGCGGTCGCGGAGAGCGCCGAGGCGGCAGAGATGGTCATGGGATGGGTGGACGACCAGCTGCGTCCGCCGCCGAACCGCTGGGGCATCGCGCCTGTCGTCGTGGGCCAGGAGACGAAGCGTCTAAAGCGCAACGCACTTACCGGCGTTCTCGTCGACGAGAGCTCGCTACCCGCCGTCTGCTACGTCGTGGCGTCGTACTCGCACGAGTCGTCGCCCGCCTAATCCACCCACTCTGAGCCCCCGGTGCCCCCGGGGGCTTTCTCATGCCGAGGAGGCACTCATGCAGGACCCCGTGAAGGTCGTCGCGAACGACCTCGTGTTCGAGGTCGATCGAGCCACGCACGAACGCTGGCCCGACGACTTCCCGCTCGCCGAGACGAAGACCGGCAAGCCGACCGCCGCCGCGAAGCGCGCGAAGCCCGCCGAGGTGACAAGCGTCGAGCCGGTCACCACCAAGACCGCCGCGGGCCTCTCCGCTGGCGCCACAGACTCCGGCGAATCCGCCGGTGACGCCAACCAGGAAGGAGCCGACTGATGGCCGGCGACCGCACCACAGCACTCATCCCCGACAACGTCGACTCCGACGGCACGCTGCTGCTGCTCGCGGCTCCGCGCGCAGCGATCACGACGTGGCCGCCGAAGCTGAGCGACGTCCTCGCGTCGACGACGAAGGACATCACGTACTCGCTGACCACCGATGGGTGGAACCACGGCAAGACGCAGGACACGAACACCGACGAGCGGCTCACGCTGCGCGAGGTGCTCGGCACGCCCGGTCGGGTCACGCACGACGTGTCGCTGAAGTACTTCTACGGCCTGACCGCGACCGACGTCGTCGATCCGCTGTTCATCGAGAACTCGGACATCGTCATCTTCGCCCGCTACGCCACGGACTACGAAGCACCCTCCACCGCCACCGACCAGTGGGACATCTTCCAGCTGCGCTGCGGCACAAAGGTCCGTGACACGCCCACGTCGGGCGGCAAGTGGACCAAGACGCAGGCGCTGTTCCCGAGGGCGAAGGTCCTCGAGGACGTGAAGCTCGCCTCGGCCTAGTCCTCCCTCTCGTGCGGGCAGGCGTCCTCCCGGAGCGCCTGCCCGCACTTCTCTGCATCCATCCGGGAACGATCCGGGAAGGTCACCATGTCCAAGAGCAAGATCAGCAGCGCCCGCGAGGGATACAAGCCCCGCACGGCCACCGTCACGGTGTGCCTCGACAGCGCCGTCTCCGACGAGCGCGACAAGCTCATGGCCGCCCTGGCTGAGGCGGAGAAGAAGAAGACCAAGGCCGACGGGCGGCTGACGCAGAAGTCCGAGGCGACGAAGCTGCGCGAGCAGCTCGCAGAGCTCGAGGACCGCGAGCGGGAGCACATGCACACGATCCAGCTCACGAAGCTGGAAGGTCTCGCCTGGGCCGAGCTCACCGCGCAGTACCCCGCTCGAGACAACAGCGCGCTGGACCAGGACCTCGGCTACAACCACCACGCCGCGGCCATCCACGCCGCGAGATCGAACGGCGTCGAACTCATCGACGGCGAGACGCGCGAGATGGACGACGACGACTGGGACACCATCCTCGAGATCGCCTCCGGGTGGGACGTCGAGAACATCGTCACCGTCGAGCTGCGCCTGAACGTGATGATCGCGGCGAACCGGGTCGCCCGACTGAAAAAAGACTGACCGGCGACCCGGGTCTGCGGCGATCACTCGAGCAGTCCCGGGCCGTCGGCATCTCCCTTTCGCGGCTGCAGGGCCGGGAGCCGGCCGAGCACACCGAGTACCACTACGACGCCGTGGGGCGCCTGGTGAGCGCGACGACGACGCGCGAGCCCGAGTTCGGCCCGACCGATCTCGACTGGCTGACCGCTCTTGCCGAGCTTGAGGCGGAGGAGGGGCCGCACGGGTTCACGATGACCGACGCGACGTCGCCGGACGCGGACCCCTCGGACCACGACAGCGTCTGGAAGTTCGTCGCCGGCGTCCCGGTCGTGTCGCCGGAGGGGCACCGCCTCCGGGCGCCCGTCGTCGACTTCGCAGAGAAGGCCCGCCTCGACTTCCTCGACCGGCTGCACAAGCGCGACCCCGACCCGACGAACGGCGTCATCGTCCCCGTCTTCCGGGTGCCACGAGCGAAGCGGAAGCACCGGCCGCAGCCGGGAACAACTCCACAGCAGCAGTAGCTACGCCCACGCGGGCCCGACGAATCGAGGTCACGCATGGCGGAACGCAGCGTCAAGGTCAACGTCGGGGCGAACCTCTCTGGGCTGGTGTCCGAGTTCCAGAAGGGCCGCAAGGCCGCGACGGACTTCTCGCAGGGCCTCACGAAGGAGCTGACCCGCAACCAGGCCGACTTCGAGCAGGTCGGTAAGGGCTTCGCCGTCGCGGGCGCTGCCGGCGTCCTGGCGCTGGGCGCGATCGTGTCGAAGTCGTCTGAGTTCGACCAGGCGATGTCGTTCGTGCAGGCAGGCACGCACGAGACGACTGCGAACATGGGTCTGCTGCGCGCCGCGGCGATCGACGCCGGTGCGTCGACCGTGTTCAGCGCGACGGAGTCGGCGAACGCGATCGAGGAGCTCGGCAAGTCAGGCCTGTCGACGAAGGACATCCTCGCGGGTGGCCTCTCCGGTTCGCTCGACCTCGCCGCGGCGGGTGGCCTCGGCGTCGCGCGGGCGGCCGAGATCGCGTCGACGACGCTGCAGCAGTTCAAGCTCGACGGCTCCCAGGCGGGCCGCGTGGCCGACACTCTCGCAGCTGGCGCGGGCAAGGCCATGGGCTCCGTCGAGGACCTGGCGCAGGGCCTCAAGTTCGTCGGGCCCGTCGCGCAGTCGATGGGTGTCAGCCTCGAGGAGACGACCGGCACCCTGGCGCTGTTCGCTCAGGCTGGCATCCTCGGCGAGCAGGGCGGCACCTCGCTCCGTGGCGTCCTGTCATCCCTGACCGCACCGTCGGGCGCCGCCGCCGAGGAGATCAAGCGCCTCGGCCTGAACCTCTACGACGCGAACGGCAAGTTCCTCGGCCTCAGCAACGCGGCCGGGCAGCTCGCGGGCGCGTACCGGGGCATGGACGACGAGTCCCGGAACGCCTCGCTTGGCATCATCTTCGGCCGCGAGACGATCACCGCGGCGACGGCGCTGTACCAGGCCGGCTCCGAGGGTGTCGACCAGTGGACGAAGTCCGTCACCGACAGCGGCTACGCGACCGAGACGGCCGCGATCCGGCTCGACAACCTACGGGGCGACGTCGAGGCCCTGGGGGGCGCTTTCGACACTGCGCTGATCCAGACCGGAGAGAACGCCGACGGCGCCCTCCGTGGGCTGGTGCAGACCGGCACGAACCTGATCGACGTCTACAACGGTGCGCCCGAGGTGCTCAAGGGGACGACGTTCAACCTGCTCGCTGTCGGGACGGCGGCAGCGATCGCCGGGACCGCGTTCTTCATCGGTGCGCCGAAGCTCGTCGAGTACCGCAACGCCATCTCGACGCTCAAGACCGAGGCGCCCCTGGCGACCAAGGCGATCGGCGCTTTTGGGAAGGGGTTCGCGGCCCTCGCGGTCATCTCGGTCGCCATCCCTCTGCTGAACGAGGCAAACAAGCAGATCAACGGCCTGCAGTCCTCGTCTGACGAGCTGACGAACACGCTCAAGACTCAGAAGATCGGCGACGCGCTGAAGGAGAGTGTCGGCGACGTCGACGGTGTCTTCTCGAAGGGGTTCTTCGGCGAGCAGACCAACGCGCTCAAGGACTTCGGCGCGACCCTCGACGCCGTCTCGTCGTCGGCTGACACCCGCTCGTTCGGCGTCTTCGGTGACGTCTTCACCGGCAAGGCCGGGTCGGGCGTCAACGAGGTGCGGAACCGCCTCGAGGCGCTGGGATCGTCCCTGTCGGGCCTGCCCCTCGATGAGGCGCAGGCGAAGGTCTCGAAGCTGCAGAAGGAGTACAAGCTCACCGACGACCAGCTGTTCTCGTTCATCGACAACAGCGGCGAGTTCAAGAACAGCCTGGTCGCTCAGGCGACCGAGCTCGGCCTCACGGCTGACAAGGCGACTCTGCTGAAGCTGGCGACCGGTGAGATGTCCGGCGCGACAGAGGAGCAGACGCAGGCCCTCTCGGAGCTGTCCGGGTCGGCACAGGACGCCTCGGTCGACATCGACGACCTCAAGGCCACCATCGAGGGCTTCGGGTCGGCTCAGCTGAACGTGAACTCGGCGACGCGCGACTTCGAGGCGGCCGTCGACGACCTGTCAGCGTCCGTGACCGAGAACGGGTCGACACTCGACGTGTCGACGGCCAAGGGCCGTGCGAACCAGGCGGCGCTCGATGACATCGCGAAGTCGACGCTCGGGCTGTCGTCTGCGACTTTGACCCAGACCGGGTCGCAGCAGCAGGCGTCGGCGGCGCTCGCAACCGGGCGGCAGCGGCTGATCGAGGCGTTGGCCCAGTTCGGCATCACGGGTGCCGCGGCTGAGCAATACGCCGACAAGCTGGGTCTGATCCCGTCGAACATCTCGACGGCTGCCCGGTTGACGGGTGTGGCTGCAGCGGAGGCTCAGATCACTCAGCTCGCTCGTGACCGGGCGGTGTCACTGAACATTCGTGTGAACGAGTCGATCAGTGCGGCGAACCGGGCGGGCGGCGCGAAGTCCACGGTGGGCGGCGTGCCGTTCGCTGAGGGTGGCCCCGTCCGTGGGCCTGGCACGGGCACGTCGGACTCGATCCGAGCCTGGCTGTCCAATGGCGAGCACGTCTGGACGGCTCGTGAGGTCGCCGCGGCTGGTGGTCACGGCAGCGTCATGGCGCTTCGTCGCGAGATCCTCGCCAGCCGGCGCGCTCCTGGCTTCGCTGGAGGCGGGCCGGTCGGCTCCTCGGTCGCCCCTCGTTACGCCCCTCCGACGTTCGCGCCTCGCGTGAGCGTCGCTGCGGCACCGGTCAGCATCGACGCCCCGATCGTCGCGGACGGCACTCTTCTCGGGTTCGTCCGTGGGGTGGCTGGCCAGGAGATCCAGTTCGCTCTGGCAACGGAGGAGCAGCGCATGAATCAGCGATGGAGGAAGACGTGAGCTACGCCCCTGTGCTGACACCGGACGTCGACGACACAAGCGTCGGCGTCCGGTTCAGCACCGTCGACCCGAAGACCCAGACGATGACCGTCGTCGCCATCACGGAGGAGGGCAGCTACCCGGTACGGCAGGCAGACCGCGCGTACGCGGTTGGCGGGTTCCAGGTCGTGGACCACGAAGCCCCTCTCGGGGTCGTCGTGACGTACCGGGGGCAGATGTTCAGCGCTGACGGTGCCGACCTCGGCTACACGGATTCGGCGTCGACACAGCTCGACATCGACCCGTCGCTCGTGGTGTTCTCGGACCCGCTGGTTCCGTCGAACCGGGTGATCCTCGAGGCGAAGGGCGACTTCGGGACGAAACGAGTGCGCCGCCGCCCGGGCAACACCTTCCGTGTCGGCTCGCGCACCATCGGCCTGTTCGCGCCCCTTGGTCTACTTGAGGCCGTCGGCCTCGCGGTGCAGACGTGGACAGCCGACGAAGCGGCCACGCTGAATGCCGTGCTCGAGGCGATGCCTGTCCTCGTCAGGTCGATGCCGCCAGCACGCATCCCTCGGCAGCTCTACGTGGCGATCGACCAGCCCGAAGTCGAGGACATCGACGTTCAGTACGGCGGCGGGTGGAGCATCTACCCGCTGCAGGGCGCTGAGGTGTCCCGTTCCGTGACCGACATCGTCGTGCCGATCGTCACCTGGCAGACCTACATGGACGTCTACCCGACCTGGGCGGAGTTCAACGCTGCGTACGCCACCTGGCTTGACGCGATGGAGAACCCGCCAGACCCGGATGCGCCACCGATCGTGCGTGGCGGCATGACGGAGACGCCGGCGGGGTCGGGGCGCTACACACCCGGCAACCTCGCGCCCGCCTCGAGCACCGCCTACTCGACGAACGGCCTCGCACCCGTCAGCGGGAGGCCAACCGCCTACCAAGTCGCCACCTAGGAGTCCACCGTGCTGCCGATCTCGGACGAAGCCCGCAAGGCCCTCGAGGACAACCACACCCCCTCGTACCGTGCCCGAGCGTTCTACGGGGCCGACCTCACCGTCGACGACGTCCCACTCGACGTCGACGGGTCGCTGTCCTTCAGCGGCGACGCCACGCCTTCGGCGACAGGGTCGGTGTACGTCCGCAAGCAGGACGGTCGCTCGCTGGTCCCGCGCACGGACACGGACCCGCTCGCGCCGACGGGACAGGAGATCTCGATCGCGCGGGTCGTCCGAGTGGGGCAAACCGAGTGGGAGATCCCCATGGGCCGTTACCGCATCGAGGAAGTGCCCGACATGCGCGAGTACTTCCGGCTGTTCCCGTCCATGAAGGAGGTCGTCGGGTGGGAGTGCCAGCTGAAGCTCGTCGACCGGTTCGACATCATCGACGCGGACGACTTTCTCGTGCCGGAGTCACCGAAGCCGGGCAACTCGACGTGGGCCGAGATCCAGCGGCTCTCACCCCTCCCGATCGTGCGGAGCCTGCCGGACCGTTCAGTACCGCCGTCGCTGGCGTACAAGAGCCGCCTCGAAGCGATCGAAGACCTCATGTCGAACATCGGCGGTATCCCGCACCTCACGCGTGAGGGGACGCTGACAGCCCGGAAGAAGGACGCCTGGCTGACCGAGACGGTCCCAGTGTTCACGATCGACGGTGTGATCGACGTCGGCGGAGGCATGTCGAACAAGCGCTACAACGCGGTGTCGGTGCGTTCCTCGACTGGCAGCAACGACATCGTGAGCGTTCGGGAGATCAACGATCCGAGCAACCCGCTGTCAGTCACGGGGCCGCTGCGCCGGCGCACGTACAAGCACTCGTCACCGCTGATCGAGCGGCAGGCTCAGGCGGACGCCGAGTCGACGACGATCCTGCGGCGGGTGTCGAGCAAGCAGTCTCGGTCGATCACGTTCTCGTGTCTTCCCCGGCCAGACATCGAGGTCGGCGATTTCGGCAAGGTCATCGACCGCAACGCCCGTCGGGTGTTCCTCGGGGAGGTGTCCGACATGCGTTTCTCGATGGACCCCAACGCGGACATGACCGGCACGATGATCGTCTCCGAGGAGCTGAGCTACGAAGCCGAGGCGGACCAGTGAGCGTCGGCCGTAAGGCCGGCGAGACCACTGCGACCCTCGGCGCACAGCTCGCGGGTCGAGAACGTGGCACCTGCCTGGCGATCGACTGGCCGACAGGGCTCGTAACCGTGAACATCGGCGGTGGGCAGCAAGCGATGCCCATGACGGGCATCGCGCCGGCAGTTGGCGACCAGGTATGGGTCGGGTACCTCGCGGGCGAGCCCTTGTGCCTCGGGCCTCTCGCGAAGTCTGCACAGGGCACGATCACGTCGGCGCCGGCCGGTGGGAAGGTCGGCGTCCGAGGCGATGACGGGGGCACCTACTCGCTGCCGTTCAACTTCGACCACACGGAGTTCGCCACGAACCAGCGCGTCGCGATCGACTGGCAGTCCGGTTCTGTGGCCTACCGGCTCTCGTCGGACAGCACGATCGTTGATCCCGTAGCGCCGCCGCCGGTTGCAGCGCAGAGGCAGACGCGGGAGTTCGTTCCGATCGGGTCAGGGTCGTTCTACGAGTCCTCAGGCACATGGACGAAGAACGATGTCTGGTGTTCGGACACCCTGCTCGGCTGCTACTTCTACGGCACGCAGATCGCCGACACGATCCCCGACACCGCGCGCATTGTCAGCGTGACGCTGAGCGTCATCGAGACGACGAACCGGTTCCCCTCGGCCCTCGCAACGATCGGCACCCATGGCCTTGCCGGCCGGACCGGTGCACCCACCATCGCGAACGCTGTCGCGGTGCCGAACGGGTCTGGTGGCAAGACCCTGCCAACTGCGTTTGGGGACCGCCTCAAGACGGGCGAGCAGCTCGGCATCGGCACCAACCACGGCGGGCTACACGTCTACGCCGTCGCGCCCGACAGCGGCCGACTCATCATCACCTACGACCTCTAGGAGCGTTATGCCAACGAGCAAGGGCATCAGAACGGTCGCGAACACCGCGGCCATGCAGGGGCCTGCACAGATCACCGCCGTCGCGGAAGACGTCGACAGCCTCATCCCCGACGCGGTCGCCGCGGTCGCTGACCTGGCGAAGGTCGCGCCGCTGTGGCCGGGCCGTCTCATGTCGGTCAACGCCGACAAGACCGTGTGGAGGAACATCGACGGAACCGCCACGGGGTGGAAGCGCATCGCTGGCGGCCACGAGCTCAGCCCGTGGGGCACGACAACTCCCGAGACGGTCGATCAGCCGCTGTTCAAGGCGCGGTCCGCGACCGGCACGACGAACGCCGGCGGTGTCCTCGGGCACACGTTCTCGACGCCGTTCCCCACGGCGTGCGACCACCTCTCGCTGACGCTCGGTAACCAGTCCGGTGTTGGTACAGCTGCGCCGGTGGTCGTGGATGGATCGGTGACCAGGACGGGCTTTCAGACGTTCTGGGCGGGCCGCGGCGCGTCGCCCGTGGGTGTCTTCTATCTCGCGGTGGGGCACTGATGGCTAACGGCGTGCTGAACGACGACATCGTCTTCGTCCACTCGAGCTCGACCCTCGATGTCCGCGGCACTCAGCGCATCCACCGCGACGTCCTGCCCTACCTCATCGAAGCCGCCGGACGCTTCTACGCCCGCACCGGTCAACGCCTCGTCCTCGCCGAGGGCTGGCGCTCGATCGAGACACAGGAGTCCTACTTCCGTGACCGGTACCGGCAGGTCAAGGTCGGCGGGGCCATCTACTGGGCTTCGGCCTGGTGGGTGAAGAGGGCCGGCAAGGCGGCCGCCGCGAAGCCCGGCGAGAGCAACCACGGCGACGGCGTCGCCGGTGACCTCTGGTCTGGCATCGACGCGTCCTTCAAGTCGGCCGAGCACAAGGCGTTCGCCGAGATCGCGGCTGACCTCGGCTGGTACTGCGAGGGGGCCAACTTTGGCGAGCCCTGGCACTGGAAGTGGGAACGCGCCCGCGTCCGCACTCGCATCAATGTCGCAAGCAGCGACTACACCCCCATCCCCGAGCTCGAGCGAGCTCTGACGAAAGAAGTCGACACCGTGATCATCCTTCACAGCTCCGACGGCCAGGGCGCACTCGTCCCCGACGCAGGCCACGTCGCTTTCGCCCCCGGCGAGGAGGGCAGCATGAAGGTCTTGCAGGGCGCGGCCCCGCTGGTCCTTGAGATCCCCGCCTCGCTCCATCGCCGTATCCTCCTGCAGGTCGCGCTCCGCAGTGGGTCGCGTGTGCTCTTCCTCGTCGATGGCGGCGGCTACGCCCTCCTCGAGGACCGCAAGCTCTCGGTCGTAACGGACATGAACACCGTCAACGCGCTCACAGAGGCTCAGGTCGCCACCGTGCCGATCTCGGGGGCGCAGTTCGATGCCCTGGCGAAGGACTTCGCGTGATCGCCACCGATCCGAAGCTGAACGAGCGGCGGCTCCGGTGGGAACGCACGATCTGGATCATCGACCTCGTCGCCTACGCGGTGATGGCGATCAACGGCGCCTCGGCGCTCTGGTTCACCTCCCCGTTCGTACAAGACGAGATCCGTCTTCCCGGCGTCATCATCCTGTGGGGCGCGCTCATGCTCGCCGGTGGCCTCGGCGGGTTCGTCGGCCGCCTCGTCGGCTGGTGGGCGCTTGAGGTGCTCCTCAACGTCTCGGCCTGGTCCGGTGCCGTCTGCTACGCGATCATCGTTCTCTCAGCCGTCGTCGGCGGCACGTCGCTTGTGCTGCTCGGGATGGTGGTGCTCGCGTTCCTTGGCATGTTCCGCCGCTACTGCGAGCTGCAGATCTTCACCAGCGAGCCGGGGCTCACCACGTTCACCGAGAAGGTGCGGTCGCTCTTGCGCCGCCGCACGGGGTACGTCGTCCGCCGCCAGCACTACTAGGGGGTCCAGTGGTCGACACCACACTGCTCGTCGCGCTCGGCGGTGGCGCCGGCGTCGCGCTCATGCTCCGCGAGTTCGTTTCCGTCTTCGCCACCATCCGTTCCGGCGTCTCCGCGAAGGAGGGCAAGCGCAAGACCGACATCGTGCAGCAGCGCGACGAGGCGATCGAGCGAGCGAACGCTGCTGACGCTCGAGCGGACGAAGAAGCAGGCAAGCGGCGATCGTTTCAGGAGTACGCCTCCGAGCTGCGTCGTCAACTGATCGAGAACGGCCTGGTGCCCGGCAACCCGCCGGACATCGACATCACCAGAGCCTGAGGAGGCTTCCATGACCGACACTCCCCGACACCTCGCCACCATCGACGAGCGACCTTCGTTGGCCGACCTCGGGACGCAGATCGCGAACCCTGTCCGAGCGACCGTCCGCACCGTCACGCAGTTCGTCATCGGCGCTGTGCCGGTCCTGAACGTCGCGACCGGCATCGTCATCGTCGTGCTCCAGCAGCAGACCGATCTCGTCGTCCCGGGCTGGGTGTTCCTGGTCCTGAACGGCATCCTGGCCGTGACCGCGCTGCTGATCGCCCTCGTGACCCGTCTGATGGCGAATCCCGTCGTCAACGCGTGGATCACGACGCACGCCGCCTGGCTGGCCCCGTTGCGGCAGGCCTGACCCATCTACCTCGCGGGCCGTCCTCAGGGGCGGCCCGCGTTTCGTCGTATCGCCGCCGTGCGCGGCAGAAAGCAGGACCTCATGGCCAACGTCATCGAGACGATCGACACCGACACCAACCTTCCCGCCAACCCGGATGTAATGGATGCCATGTTGAGCGCATTCGGTGTGCTGAGAACTGATGCCGCACGCACGTACTTCGTGGCGTCGTCAGGCGACGACAACAACTCAGGTCTCTCCGTGGCCAAGCCCAAGAAGACGATCGCCGCGGCAGTCAGTTCGGCAAACGGACCCGCGCGCTTCGTCCTCGGCTTTGGTGGACACACGATCGCGTCGACGATCCTCTACGCCTCTGGCAGCGTCTTCGAGGGCCTCGGCGGCGGTCTCACGACCATAACTTTCACGGGGTCCAGTGGCGCCGCCTTCGCACCTCAGAGCCCGGACACTCGCTCCTATTACGTAGAATTCCGCAGGTTCGTCCTGAGCGGGCCTGGCAAGTCGACGTCTACGACGGGAATCGACCTCAGCAGCGTCACCAGCGCATCTATCCAGGACGTCGTAGTTCGGCTTTTCGGGACCGCTATCAAGATCACCTCGTCGATCAACGGGGGCGCGGTCTTCAACTACCTGCAGAACGTCACGGCGTCCGTCTGCGGGACCGGCTTCTATCTCGGGCCGATCGGGTCCAACGCCACCAAAATGCTCGGGTGCCGAGCCAATGCGTGCGACATCGGCATCGACATCGTCGACGCAAACAACACGACCTGGATCGGCGGTCAGATAGAGCTGTGCACTACGGGTTTCCGAGTGTCGGCAAGCCAGGCCGCCTTCTCGGACGCAAACGCCTTCATCGCGACTCGGTTCGAGTCGAACACGCTGGCATGGAACGTGACCAGCACGAACGTACGTGACACGCAGATCCTCTACCCGATGCAATTCGCGGCCTACACCTTCACGGACAACGGCAGCCGAACGACCCACCTCGGCAGTTTCATCGGCAGCCAACGTCAGATCAGCGCCACCCAAAGCGTCAGCGGTTCCTATGCCTTCGAGCGGTCCGTGAACGGCGGCTCAGAAACGCCACTGGTGGTGTTCCGGGACCCCGTCACGACCGCCGGTACACCTGTGACCGTCCAGGCCGAAACAGAGCGTCCTGCAGGCTTCTTCTTCAGGGGACGCCGAGGAGGTGCAACCTACTTCGACGTTCGCGCTGACGGGGTGATCAATGGCAGCTCGAGTACGACAGCTGCCCGCCCCTCGTCAACGGGGCTCCGCCCTGGCGCCCAGTGGTTCGATGTCACCCTTGGCAGGCCCATCTGGTGGTCTGGATCTGCGTGGGTTGACTCCTCAGGCGCGCCCGTTTAGTGAGCCTTGAACCGTTAGCACCCGTCGACCGCCCCGAGCGGTCGGCGGGTGCTTTTCCGGGTTTTGGCAGGATGAAGCGTACGTTGCAGCGAAAATACCGACGGTCAGAATCGTCAGGTGCGACGATGTGACAGCCGTCAGTGCATCTTGCACGAAACCTGAAATCAGAACTGACGTCAGGGCGAAGAACGCGAGGGTGGCTCCGAGGCGGGCTTCGGCGGTGGTTGCGTTCTTCGACTCCCGATAGGCGCGGACGAGTGCGACGACGAAGACGGCGATGAAGAGCGCGCCAATAAACCAGCCGAAGTCGAGCACGGCGCGCAGATAGATGTTGTGAGCCTCACTGCGAAGGTCACCAACCAGGCCCCCTGCACCCAAGCCGACGAAAGGGTGGTCTGCCGATTCCTGCAGGAGGACGCTCCAGATGGTGTCCGCCCGGCCGGTGACCCCGTACTCAAGGTCTTCAACCGAGATCCGACCGCCGAGTCGGGGTACGACCACAAGGGCCGCGGCCGTTCCGAGAAGGACCATCATGGTCAATCTGAAGGGGTTCAGCACTTGCCCCTTGATTCGCGAGAAGGTCAGCAGAAGGACCACTCCTGCAAGGATCGCGCCCATCGAGATTCGAGACTCAGCCAGCGTCGCGCCGGTGAACCCCGCGGCCACCATGAGCCAGCCCGTGAGGCGGCGTGTTTTGTCTGCACGGATCTCGGCCAGCCCTACCGCGGCGGTAATGGCGAAGAACTGTCCCGTCCCGAACGCGGAAGGTTCGCCTAGCAGTTTCGGACCGTAGGATTCCACGGCGTCACCGATGGTGCTGCCGAAGAGGGTCCCGATGTTGCCGGTCGCGGCCTGGTAGAGCACCCAGAGGGTGTTCGCGATGGCCGCAAGATGGAAGGCGCGAAGTGTGCATTTCAAGGCCCGATCACCTGCGCGCCAGTAAAGCCCCGCTACGGCCATGACGAGGACGAACAGCTCGAGGGTGCGGCCGGCGAACCCGACTCGCCGTAGGACGCTGACCTCGGGGTGGAGCAGGGTGACGGTGAGCGTCACCGCGACGATGCCAAGGAGGAGGGCCGGCAGGAGCGGTCTCAGCAAGTACCTCGCCGGCGAGCGTCCATCGCGACGACGCGTAAATAGAAGGTACGCCATGACCGGGATGAGGATGAGGTCCTGAAGCCGCAAGTCAACTAGCTGCGCCTCGGAGCCGCCGAGGCGGATACGAGGGCTGACCGCGGTCGCGAGGATCATCGCCATGAGCGCGAGGGCTGCCAGCTTGCTTCCGGCAGTCACTTGAGGTCGTCTCATGAGAGCAAAGCCTAGGTGATCGGCTCGTCCGGCTCCGGTTCACTGCCGGCGATGAGTTCGCGGATCTCTGATTCATGCTGCAGCATCCACGCGACGGCGCTGTTCAACGTGCCAAACTCGCGCAGCCACGGCCGGCGCCCGCCGGCATCGCGGCAGTAGGCGTAGGCGTGGTAGCGGGGCTCGTGGCCGTTCGAACGGATGATGACCCAGCCGAGGGCCGGCCCTGGCTTGACCTGGATGGTCCAGAGACCGAACCCGCCGTGCGCGTGCGGGTGTGCGGGGATGGGCTTGTTGATGATGCGCCTGTACGCGTCGCCTGATCCGTTCACTCCCACGATCGGGGAGCGTACGCAGGTCCTCTGACATCTGGGGATAAGTGCCTACTTAGGTCCACCGCCCGACAAGATGAGCGGATGACCGCCGACGACTTGATTCATCAGTTTGCGCTTTTCGTAGCGCGGGTATCCGACAACCCCCAGACGACCGAGCTGGAGTGGGATGCTCTGCTCTTGGCTCTCAATCAGCTCGACGAGATAGCAGCTTCGGCGATCTGAAAGACCCCCATCCGGCTTAGTGCCTGGGTGGGGGTCTTTCGTCGTCTCAGTGAGCCGATCAGGCCTCGGGCGTCGCTTTCGCGCGTGACTGGGCGATCTCCTTCTGCGCAAGCGTGTAGATCGAGAACCCGCCGATGAGGCCGAGAGTGATCGCTGCGGCGCCGAACAGGTAGGAGCCGCCGGTGATGGCGATGATGAGAGCCAGGCCCGCGAGGATCAGGCAGATGACGCCGACGACTTGAAGTGCTCTCATGCGGCGATCGTACGTCGACTCGGTGGGCTGGCGGTAGCCCTCCGTCAT